TAACACCATACAACAATGTTCCACGTGAAACAATGACCCACCAGGGCCCGTAGTGGATTATGTGAAATTACAAAAACACTTGTATTCTAGAATAGGTGTGCTATAATATGGGTGTAAAGAAAAGAGGGACAAAGAAAATGAATAAAGTTGAAATGACATTAAAAGAAGTATATGACGAGGTGTTATTAGATATTTATAATAACGCGGTAGAGTCTATTAAGCTTGCGGATGAATCTGAATTGAAAAAAGAGTTAGTTGTTAACTATATTAAGACATTGAATATTATTTTATTGAATGGCTTAAGAGATAATGATGTAACAGTTAGTGATTTTAGTTATTTAGTTTCACAGGTTAATGATTTAGCAAATGAATTACTTAAGTATATTAAAGATGAATATATTTTTATTTAATAGGAGGCTAGGTAGATAATGAATAGAAAAGAAGAATATCGTTGTACAATGTCGGCACTATATAGAAGTGGTAGAGATTTTATCAAGTCATCAAGAATGTTTTATGGTTTGAAATTTGAGGCTTTATGTAATTCTTATATTATTTTATTTGATGAAATTTTATATTGTGCATTTTTAGATGATTTTATTACACTAGATGGTTTTAAAGAGCTATCAAAATATGCTGATAAGTTAACTCGTTATTTAAGGGAGTGTTTAGAATGAGTCGAATCTATAAACATGGTCATTATCCGAGTGATCTAACTATGGATAATGTGAATAAGATTGTTGATGTTGTTGAAACGTATCTATGTAATTATAAACTAGCGTTTCATCTTGTTTATCAAAGGCGACACTTAATTAGAATGGATATTTGCAAATTAGGTTCAAAATCCATTATAGCCTCATATTCGTTTAGATATGAGACGTTAACACTTTTTAAACGAAAAGTTTTCCAGGGTGTTGTTTCACTTGGTGATATGATTCAAGAAATTGAAAGACGAGGATATAATTATGATTAGTAATTTAATTCTTGCAAGTTTTATAATTTGGGTGTTATTATCTGTATACCAAATATATCAGCATTGTAAAGGAAACTTCAAATATTATAAAGTGTCAAACAGATACATAAATTTCATTATATTATTAATCATAATGTTAGTTATGTGGTTTGTGTTAATAAATATGCAAATTGATGAATTATTGGAGGTGCGACATGTAAAATGTTTATGAGTTATGACTTCTCTATAAAAGCGTATAGGTTGTAAAAGTGTTGTTATGCTGATTTCAAAATTAAACAACTTGAAATAATTTAATTAAAAAAGCAATGTTAAAATTAAAAGGAGAAAAAATTAATATGGAAAATTTAACAAATGAAGTAATGACAATGGAGAATACAGGTTTGGTAGTCACTGAAGATATGACACACGAACAACGCGTGAATTTATTTAACGCCGTTAACAATGCGGAAGGTTTAAGCGATCAAGTCGGTAAAGATTTATGGTTAACTGGTTACATCGTGCAAGATGTAGAAAAGGAAAATGAAAAAACAGGTGAGATTATCTGTAGCAAGTTAATTACTGTAATTGATAAAGAAGGTAAAGCATATGCGACAAATAGTAAACCTTTCTTACAATCATTGAAACAGTTAAAGCAGGTATTTAACTATGATTGGACGAAAGAACCGGTATGTGTGACAATCATTCAGAAAAAATCAAACTCAAGCTCAAATAAATATTTAAGCATGGCTGTTAAATAGCCTAATTAATTAAGGGTGTTAGCCAAACACCCTTTTATTTTTGACTTAAAATGGGGGTGTTTAAAATGGCTAAAATGAGGAAGTCAACAAGAGACGTTAAGCGGTTACGTAACGCAATCGCAAGTGCAAAAAGAACCGCAACAAAAGCGCAAAACATGGGACAGGATGTTGTGTTTAATGACATTCGTACCATAAAAGATTTTAATGATCGTAAAGAATTTAACAAATATTTAAGGTCAATTGAAAGATTTAATAAACAGAATCGTTATATTCAAAACCAATATGATGTTGTTTTCAATCGAAATGATGTTGAAAAAGCAAATAAATTGATAGATAAACAAAATCGACAAAGAAGATCTCTAGCAAGAAGTGTAGGTTTAAATACACTTAAGGAGACAAAAGGTGGTATTTTAACAGGTGTAAGTGTTAAGAGTGCTTTAAGTGTCTTAAAAGATGATCGTGGTGGATTCTTTGAGCCAATCCATCATGTAAACATCCAATCCTATCGTTATACTAAACAATTAGATAAACGTATTGAGAGTTTAAAGGAAAACACCTCAAAGAAAAACAAAAAAATTAATACGCTTAGAAAGAACTATAAAAAAGCGATTGAGGAACAGATAAAAGGTAAGAATATTACAGAAGAAGAAGGAAACCAAATAATAGAAGACATAAAGTCATTAAGTGATAAAGATTTAATTAAATGGTTTTATCAAGAACGAAAGGCAATTGACACATTTAAATATCTAGACTTAAGCCGTGAGTATACAGAAAATCAAAAATTTGTGAATGAACAGCTAAGTAAAGGTATACGAGAAGATATGGCGGATGTAAGAGATAGTTTGGCGGTGTTTACCGGACGTGCCTATGTCGAAGATGGAATTGTTACATACAAAGAATAATGTAAAGGGGGTTGTAGTATGTCAAAGAAAAAAGAGCCTAAAGAAATATGGGCTTGTGATTTTGAAACTACAACCGACCCTTTAGACTGTAGAGTTTGGGCATGGGGTGCAAGCTTTGTCAGTGATTCAAGTATAAAAGAATATGGAAATAGTATTGACGGTTTCATTGAATGGTGTAAAAAGAAAACACGCAAATTATATTTTCACAATCTAGCTTTTGATGGTGAGTTTATAGTTAGCTGGTTATTAAGTAATGGATATGAGTATTCTGACAAGCCTAAAACAGGGTGTTTTAAAACAATAATCTCTAATACCGGTTTGTGGTATTCCATTGAAATATGGTGGAAATATTCAATTTATCGCTCAACAAAAACCACAATATGGGATAGTTTTAAATTAATACCATTTAGTATTGAGAAGATCGCACATGACTTTAATTTACCAATACGAAAATTAAAGTTAGATTATAAAGAAAAACGTGAGATTGGACACGAGCTAACACCACATGAAGTGGATTATTTATTCAATGACATTGATATTGAAGGTATGGCACTAAACGAATGCTTTAAATTAGGATTTAACAAAATGACAGCCACTAGCTGTAGTTTTGAGACTTTTAAGAAAAGTTTGCCTATGGCATTTGAAAAGATATTTCCACCGTTAGAAATGAATGTCGACAGTGATTTAAGGCCGGCTTATAGTGGTGGTTTCGTGTGGTCAAATCCGGAACTAAAAGAAAAGGAAATAGGTCAGGGGATAGTATTTGACGTAAACTCGTTATTTCCTAGCCGTATGTATTATGAATTATTACCGTATGATACACCTATTTATTTTGAAGGTGAATATCAACGGGATGATGAATACCCTTTGTGGGTTGGTGTTGTGAGTTTTGCTTTTGACATTAAAAAGGACCATATACCATGTATTAGTTTAGATAAGTTTTCTAGATTTTTTGGGAGTAAAAAATACGTTGAAAGTTCAAATGGGGAGGTTGTACGTATGACTTTAACTAGTGTTGATTGGGAATTATTTAATGAACAATACGATATTTACGATGTAGAGTTCATTAATGGTTATAAATTTAGAGGTTGTGTAGGTATTGCAAGACAGTTTATTGATGAACAAATGGAAGTTAAAAAGAATTCTAAAGGTGCTCAAAGATTTATTGCAAAAAGACAATTAAATTCAGTATATGGAAAATTCGCAACGAATCCAAATGTAACACCTAAAATTCCATTTATTGATAAAGATGATGGAGTTTTACGTTTGCATGACCCTATGTTTACAACTTATGTTGATGGAGAAGTGAAAGAGGTTATTGATGGACAATTTCGCGATCCTATTTATTTACCATATGGTGAGTTTGTGACCGCATATGCACGTAAATATACAATTAGTACAGCTCAAAAGGTAGGTATTCATAGAGTTGCTTATATTGATACGGATTCAATTCATTTAGTAGGTACACAAGTTCCGGACGCAATTAAAGATATTATTGACGATAAGGAATTAGGTTATTGGGGTCTAGAATCTGTATTTAATCGTTCTTATTTCATTGGTGCTAAAAGTTATGTTGAAGAAATTGAAATTAGTTATAAGGACTATGTAGAACACCAGCAAGAATTTATTAGTGAAAACGATTGTAAAGATAAGTTGTATTATATTCGTGAGGGTGTTTGCTATTATTTAAATGTTAAATGTGCTGGTATGACTCAAAAGGCTAAACAGAATGTAACATATGATAACTTTAGAGTTGGAAATGTTATTAATGACTGTTTAAAGAAAACACATGTTCCCGGTGGCATTGTATTAGTTGATAGACAATTCAGCATTAAAAGTAGGTGATAAGGTGATAAGTGTTTTAAGTAGTATAATAAAATATTTAATTATGGCGTTGTGTTGTTTTGGTGTAACATTTCTATTTGTAGTATATGCTATAGGAATGATATTGATATTTGTTTGGATTGTAAAGGAGTGATATTTATGAATTTATTGTTAAATATAGTTGTTGTTGTTTTCGTTGGTTTGATTATGGATTATAGTTATACTCATTTACGAAATGAAAATAAAACATTACGAAAAGATGTTGATAAACTACAATATCAACTGTTAACTTATGAAAATGGAGGAATTTTTGAAGAGTGCGATAAAAGACTAAAAGAATTTAATGAAATTATGTTTGGAAGTCCACCATTAAAAAATAAAGTTGTTATTGTGAGAAGTATAAAAGATTATGATTATAGCGCGTATAGAAAAGATATTGACACATTAAATGAATATCTAAAGGATGGTTGGAGTATTGTTAATCATGAAACAAATGAATTTGTACATACGTATATACTAGGTAAACCGCTTGTATGGTGTAAAGAAAAGGGAGGTGATGGTGATGATGAGTGAAAAATCGAAAGAAAACCGAAATAAATGGTATCGGGACCACGTAAATAAATATTGTGTATGTGTTAACAAAGATGAAGTTGAAGTTGTTGATTATATTGAATGTTTATTGAAATCTAAAAAATTTAGTAAATACGTTAAAGATAAAATTAAAGAAGATTTGAAAAAATAAAATAACATGGTATTATTAATATGTAAGGAATAAAGAACGGAAATCAGACATGTATATCAGAATTACTCGCGGTGAAACGTGCTGATAACATAATTAGGCATAGTAATCTAGCTGGTAACACTTTAAACTTTACAACCTATATTTATGAAACCCTCGTAAAAGAGGGTTTTATTTTGTATTGACTTTACAGTATTAATATCATATATTTATAAATAGAAGGGATGTGTAAAAAATGGAACGTGATGAATTGAGAAACAAATTTACGGAAGTGTTAACAGTTGAAGATCAAGCGGAACGCTCGACTATGCTAAATGACATGCGAGCCGAAGTTGAAAAAAACTTTAAAGAATTAGATGATTTAAAAGCTGAAAACACAAAATTAGTCGAAAAGAATAATTCTTTGACAGAGGCTAACAGTAAATTATTCATGCAAATTGGCGTTGAAAGTTCCGGTGATGATAAGCCGAAACAGAAACACCCAATGGATTTAAGAAAATTAGGCATTTAAAACGAAAGAGGTGATTATATATGCCAAGAACAACAGGAAAAGACGTTGCAAAAGCAATTCAAACAGATTTAGGATTGGAAACACAACCAACAGGCCAGGAAGTCGCTAGTGCAATGTATAGAGTAGCTTCTCCAAATTTTCAATTGACAATTGGAGATCCTAATGAAGTTTCATCATTAGAATTTATGAATGGATTATTGGAATATCCTGATACTTTAGGTGTTGAGTTCATGAATTTAGCAACTCGAATTGGTCGAGTAATCGCACACCGAAATATTTTAACAAACAAGTTAGCTCCATTTAAAATGGAAAATATGGCTTTAGGCTATACTATGGAAGAGTATTTTGTTGAGTGTGCAAAAGAACATGCTTACAATCAAGCCGACGCGGAAAACACGTTGTTTAAACGTGAGTTGCCGGATATTAAAACAGCATTTTATGTTGTTAACCGTAAGTCATATTACCCAGCAACAATTACAGATGATGATATGCGTAAGTATTTTGTCAGCTGGGATGGAGTAAATAGTTTGATTGCTCGTATTGTTGACTCTATGTATAATGGTGATAACAAAGATGATTATAACTATATGAAATCTGCTTTAGTTACACATTATGAAAATGGATTAATGAAAATCGTTAAAACAAGTGCTGTTACTGATACGGACACAGCTAAAGAATTAGCACGTAAAATTACAGAATATGTATCTTATTTAACTGAGCCTACTAATGAATATAACGCTATGGCTGTTACTAAGCAAAATGACTATGAGGATATCTATGTCATTTTAAATGGTAAGTCAAACAGTTATTTAAACATTGATTGGTTAGCTCAGACATTCCAGTTAGAATTTGCTGAATTTAAAGCACACGTGTTAGTATTACCAACATTACCAAGCACAACGCAAGGTACTATTGAAGCGTTAGTTGTTGATAGTGAAATCTACCGTGTATTTGATCAGAAGTATAGCGTCGGTGTGGCGTATAATGCTAAAGGCTTATACTGGAACTACTTTTTACATCACTGGGAAGGTATCGCAACGTCTAGATTTGCAAACGCAATTGCATTTGTTTCAGGTGACGTTGATGAAAAAGTTACAGCGATTTACGCAAACCCTCAAGTTGTCTATGTTAAAAAAGATAAATCTGTTACAGTGCCATTTACAGTACAAACTAATGGTTTAAATGCTCCTATTAGTTTAACTGCTACATCGAGTGCTGGTACTATGGTAAGTGCAACTTTAACAGAGGATTTAAGACATGTTGTGATTAAGGGTTTAACTGGTATTACAGAGGAAGGCTTAGCAACTGTAACAATTAAAGACACAAATTCTGATGTAACATGTGATATTAAGGTTGTTTATAACGTGTAGTTGTGTTATAATATCTGTGTCATGAGTAGGACATGGCACCCTCCTTTCTATTTAGGTAAATTGCAACTTAGGAAAAAGAGTTATTAATTTAACTCTTTTTTTTCTTTTTATTTAAAATTAGTTGAACATTCAACTATTTTTTATTATGATAGAGAAAGAAAGAGGTGATTAATATGAAAATTATTCTAGTGGCATTGATTTTTAATGGTTTAGACCTTATTACTGGAATTGTTGGAGCAATTAGAGATGGTGAACAAATAAAATCTAGTAAACTGAGAGATGGACTATTTAAAAAAGTTGGATTTGTATTCTGTTACACATTAGGTGTATTAATTAATTATGCTGAAAATTTGTTGACTTTACCTTTTGGGGTAGACCTAGTGCCTGTAATTTGTACTTATGCGGTCATTACAGAAGTTGTCAGTATTATTGAGAACATTTCTAAAATTAACCCCGATATTTTACCGGACAAATTAAAAACTTTAATTGGATATAATGAAGGAGGTAAGTAATATGGGTATTATTGATGATGGTAAACTACAAAATATTTTACCGAAATACAGTGAGTTAAAATTAGGTGGTAAAAATCTCGCTCAACAATATGTCAGTGCATTTAATACTGGAATGAATATTTACCAGTGTATTAATCAATTGCAAGGTTATATTGAATGGGTGGTAAAAGCTGTGAATGATGTAGTTGTACAGTGGAATGAGACTGTAGACTCACAACTACATGAGACTATTAACGCAAGTAAACAGGCTACAACAGAACAATTTAATACTGAATGGGTAAATTTACAACCTACATTAAATACTACAGTTGAAAATTTAGTTGATACGAGATTAGATACGAGATTAGATACATTTACGAAAATAGCTAAAATTGGTAAGTCAGAAGATTATTATGTTTTAACTGAAACTAAAGACAAATTAATTATAAAATTAGATGATTATATTAAATATAGTCAACCTTACACAAAAGGAGCGCCATATTATATTGTAAGTCAATTAATTAAAGGTCTTGATCTAAGCGGTTATACATTAAAAACAGCCGTGTTAAAAAACAATATATTTAAGCTTACAGATAGTAGCGGTGAATTAATTGACTATGTATATTTGAACTTGAATAATCCGGTTGTATCCGGTGGTGAATATGGTGGCAAACCTTATACACAAATAGAAACAAAATTTACACCAGCGGTAACAAAATTTACAGGAAAAGAAGAAGCAAACGGTAATTTAGATGTGAATACTTGTGTTACTCTTATTTTTGAAAAAACTAGCTAATAAGCTAGTTTTATTTTATTATATAGTAGGAGGTATTAATTATGGATAAAAAAGAATGTGAATTATCAAGTATCTATAAAATGAAAAAACCGGAAGATATCCCATATAGTCTACCGGAAGGTTTAAGCGTTTATTTTTACATTGAGTTTTACATGCAAGCCATGCATATTTTAAAAGATGTAGATTATGAGCGCTATAATATATGTAAAGAGAAACTACACGAGTTAACAATATTAGAGGAGGAATTAAACTTATGAAACCATGGCAAAAATTAGTACATGATGGGCATGAAGTGTGTTTGTTTCCCATGGAAACCATGAACATAACACAATGGTCAAGTCCAACCGCTGAATCACATTGTTGTGGACATCCTTTTGATAATGCGATTAATGGGCAGGTCCGTGTTCCCGTGTATGCGCCTTTTTCTTGTCATCTATCATATAGTGATAGTGTAGGTGTAGGTAATACACGCGCCTATACTTCGGATAATCCCGTATGGACTCCAAACGGATTAAGTTATGTTACTGTAAGTTTTACACATGACCCTAACCCACCAACCGCAACACAATATAAACAAGGGGATTTAATTTATCATACGGGTACAGCTGGTATGGCAACAGGTGACCACTGCCATATCGACCAAACTTTTACACAAAACGCCGGACTTGTTTATTATGGTGTTACATGTAGATATGGAAATCAATGTTACGCTTTAAGTGGTTCAGTTTTACCAACACAAGTATTTTATGTAAATGATACAAATATAGTTAATGGGTACGGTCAAGCATGGAAAACATTTGAAGGTGGGCAACCACCAACACCACCCGAACCAAGTTACAAATATATTAAACATTATTTTATGTTAGATGGTTTAGGTATTGATTTTGGTTTTTATAAAACAAAAGAAGAAATCCAACCAGGGCCAGGACCAGCGCCAGTTGGTAAATGGATTATACCAGGTGATATTAATAACACTCGACCACTTACAGAAGATGAGTCTAAAAACAATTGGGTTGCTTTTTGGCAGTTTTTTAAAGCGAAAGGGTGGACCGCAAATGCGGTTGCTGGTATATTAGGAAACGCTTATTTTGAGTCAACTGTTAACCCGAACCGATGGGAGGGTGATGTACCTTTTGCACAACCTGTAGCAAGTCGTGGGTATGGCTTAGTACAATGGACGCCGTGGACGAAAATAATTGACTGGCTAAAAGAAAAAGGATATTACCCGGATGTTTCTAAGTTTGGTCAAGGTGAATGCGAAAGAATTCAATGGGAAATGGAAAACAACCAACAGTGGATCGCAACAAGTGCATATCCCGAAAGTTTTGCAAGCTTTTCAAAGTCAACCGCCGACCCTTACACATTAGCGATTGAGTTTCTAGCCAACTATGAAAGACCAGCCGACCCAAACCAACCACAAAGAGGAACTAAGGCTCGTGAAATATATAACTACATTAAAGATAAATAAAATAGTTGAACTTTCAACTATTTTTATTTATTATAAAATAAAAGGAGATGATTAAAAATGAGTATAGGAGTTGTAAATAGTCAATTTACACCGCAAAGTAAAATTTATTTGTTAAAAGGTTTAGAAATTGACGCAATGAATAACACGTTTTGGGGCGCATTTAATAACACGGAAGAACAATTTAATTTTTTCATTAATAACTATGATCATATTGAATTTGAAAATTACACATATCAAAGAAAAGATGGAACGGTAGTCGTACCGGGTGTTTATGATGATCTACGTTTATATAATTATTTAATTTATCAAAATGGAGACACTGGGAATAAATCAAAATGGATTTACTGTTTTATTACAAGTTTAGGGTACTTAAATGACAATGCCACTAGTATTAGTTTTGAAACAGATGTAATACAAACATGGCGTTTTGAGATTGAAAATAACTTTATGGAGTCGTACATCGCATATGAGCATAGACCACAATTTTATACACAAGATGGTCAATATTACCCATGTATTAATACGCAACCAGAAAATTTAGAGATTGGAACGGATTTGATCAGTGAAAACAACATTCGGTTAGACCCGAACCAAGATATAAGTTATGTTGTTATTGGTATGACTTGTACAATGGATGGAAAAGACACGTATACACATGGAACGCTAGGGAGTCCATCACAAATTAATTATTATATTTTTCCTTTTTCACGAGTTACAGGTGGTAACATAACAACATTAAAAATAGGATCAACATCCGGAGCGACTGTAACTATTACAGGTTTAAGTAAGATGATGAACGCAATACGATCTGATGAGAAATTAGTTGGTAAATGTGTTTCTATTGTTGTAACGAATTCAATTCCCGGTTTAGTGGTAGAAGATAGCCAAATTATTATAAAAAGAGATTGCTTTGAAGGTAGAACAGAAGGTAACTATCAGATACTAACTTATAAACCTTATGTCATGTCTAGTATGTATGATTCTAGTTCAGACCAATTCGCAAAATCACGTTTTGTAGACGCTATGAGTTATTTAGGTGTTGGATTAAGTGACAATACTAAAATGCTATGGTATCCATACAGTTATTTTGTATTAAGCGATAGCAACGGAACAACAAAATTATTCAAAAATGAGTTATGGGAAGATATACATAAAATGCAATTCGCTTTTGTTGGTTCGCCTAACTCATCTAAAATGAATGTAGTTCCAATTAATTATAAAGTTAAAAAGCATTCTATCGGTAATAATATCATGCTAAACTTAGACAACTCTTTTGAATCTCAATATGAGTCTAGTTTACCTATTATTAATGATACAACCGCTTTAATGCTACAATCATCGCGTAACTCAATGAACGTAGGATTATCTAATATTAGACGATCAAATGAAACAAATTCAGCTATTGCCAGCGCAACCGGTAATGCACTGAGCGCTCAGACAAGCTTACAAAATAATTTAAATTTAAGTACTACCGCACGTAATACAAATTTAGCTAGTAATTTGAATGATTTACAAAACAAATCAAACATGATTAATGCTAGTATAAGTGCAATTGGCGGGTTAAGTGGTGGTATTGCAAGTGCTTTAACTGGTAATATTGGTGGTGCTGTTGGTAGTTTGGTTGGAGCTGGTTTAGGTATTGGAAATACAGCCATACAAAATCAAATCAATACAAAACAGACTAATTTACAAAATGCAAATGCACTTGCTAATGCAAACGCACAAGCGAGTGCTAGTACTCAATCAACCGCAATTAGCAATCAATTGAGGCAGTTAACAACACAATACCAAAATCAAACAAACATCCAAAACGCTATGGATAGTTACAACGCTCGAATCCACGACGCACAGGCAACGGCTGATAGTATTGTAACCGGTTCAAACGATTTACTACGCCAAACGGCTTTAGATTTGAATACATTACTTTTATTTGCATATAAACCAACTGAAGAATACCGTAATAAATTAAACCAAATATGGAACACGCGCGGTTATGCCACTAACACAATTGACTACCCAAATTTACACAGTAAGTCTAAATGGAATTATATTCAAACTGTAAAATGTAATATTAAAGGAACAAATATCGACCCAAGCGACCTGGAAAAAATTAAACGTGTATTTGATAATGGTATTACACTATGGCATGATAAAGAAGTAGGAAACTATGACCGTGAAAACAGTGAAAGATACCAAAGTGAAAATATTGATAAGTTCGGTAACTACTTAAACAGAAAAGTACATTAACAGAAAAGGTTGACGTTTCAACCTTTTTTATTTAACATATAATTAAAAGGAGATGATTAAAATGGATTTATTGAATGATACAAGTTCATTCACGGATTATTGCCGTAATGCGGTTGATATTGCTACAATGAAGAATGGAGAGGCTGACTTTATTTATTACACATATTTACAAATGCTGAGCTTAAACATGTTTAAATATAAAGGTTTACCCGAATCCATTAATACATTCTATTTAGAGTATGTTTTACAAACACGCGGTTACATTGGCTTTTATGATGATGAAAGGTTAGGTTTGATTTGTAGTGAGATTACACTAGGTGGTCGTTTAAATCATTACACTTTACCAACCGAATATCATACGGTTTCTACAAGTCCACTTGTTAAAAAGACGTTAACAAGTGATGAGTGCGTAGTTATGAAAAACAGTCCTCTTTATGTTGGATTATTTCCATACTTAAATTTTTATGCTAAAAAATTAGCTTTAACAAGTCGTACTATGGACCAAAATTTAACAATGCAATGGACACCGTATATCATTACAGGTGATAGAAGAATGTTACAGCAATTTAAAGTTTTCATGAAAAAGATTTTACAAGGTGTGCAAACGATCTTCACATCCAAAGGATTTAGAACAGAGGATATTAATATTTTACAAACGAACGCACCTTTTATTGCGGATGAGTTACACGGTATGAAACAAGCGATTTTAAGAGAATGTATGACATTCTTAGGAATTGAAAATGCTAATATGGACAAGAAAGAAAGATTGGTTTCAGATGAGGTCAACGCTAACAACCAACAGGTTATCGCGTCTAGAAACATTTGGTTAAGCGAACGTAAAAAAGCCATTGAAGAATTAAACAAAAAATTCGGATTAAATGCGAGTGTTGAATTTGCTCCTTATGAAGATTATGAAGAAATCATGAAATTACTTGAATTAGATTCAAACACAAGTATTAAAGATTTTAATATTAATAAAAATTTGGATGTTAAAGAAGGTGATGACAATGATGAATAAATTAAAAGTTCCTAACTATTTATTGACTTTGCAAAGTCCGGTGCTTGCTGAAAATACAGAAACAATATGTGGTGTATGTCACAATTTAGCATTAACAGAATTAATTGATTCTCAATATGAATTAAGCGATATGGAAGTGTTAGAGATCGCGCGTAAGAAAATTTTTGATTTTAACTATACTTTTTATGATGATATCGAAAGACGTAAAGCACTAGAAACCGGAATATTAAAACACTTTTGGTTTGATGAAATCGGACAGGAAACATATGCATATTGGAAGTTTGAACTCCAACATTGGTTTGAAATCAATATGGATAGATATTATACACTGTTTAAAACTATACCATTCCAAGATCAGGACGACCCAACCGCGAACACAAACTACACGGAAACTTATACACGTGATAGTCGAGGTAACACACAAGCGAGCGGAGAAGATACGAGTATCGCTTTACAATCTGTAACTCCGGAAGGACGTATTGATATTGAAACAAACGACTATGTTAATAACATCGCTAAGACAATTACCAAACCAAAAAGCGCTAATGATACAACAGGACATGAAGAGTATAGCTTTAAACGTAAAGGTAATATCGGTATGCAAACACTGGCTGAAGTGTTACAAGGCTCACGACGTGCGGTTATTACAATCGAAAACGAGTTATACACGGAATTACAAGAATATGGACTATTCTTTAATATTTTTTAGGAGGTAATTAATATGAATATTAATGTGAATAAATATTATGATTATAGAAGAAAAGTATTAGGTACATATGTAGATCGTGACGGTGCTTATGGTTCACAATGTTGGGATTTGTATTTTGACTGGTGCGAAAAGAACGGATTTAAGGGTGCTAGTTGTACATCTAGTGGTTATGTTAAAGATATTTGGTTAAACAGAGAAACAAACGGAATGACATATAATTGCGTTGAAATTACAGAATTACAACCAGGTGCAATTGTTGTATTTAAAGAAGTACCAAACGTCACACCATGGTCGCATATTGCTATTTTTGACAGTGATGTAAACGGTGTATACGGAAGATTTTTAGGGGCTAACCAAGGAGATAAGAACGGTTTAGTTAATATCGTTACACTTCCATATTCAGCAACATATGATACAGCTTTCATGCCTAAAGCTATGATTTTAAGTGATGAAAAAACTGAGAAAGTATTAAATGAAATTCCAAGTGATTTTATTAAGGAATATGGTACTTTCTACCCAAATTGTACAATTAAAATCAGAGAAGCACCGAGTCAAAAAGGTAATGACACTGGTTTATATTACACAAACGGTATGAGTGTAAAATATGACGGTTATGTTAAACGTGATGGCTATGTGTGGATTAGTTGGATAGGTGGCAGTGGTAAGCGTCGCTGGATGGCTGGCGGTGAGTTAAACTCAAAGGGTATTAATTATCTACCATATGGAGTATTTAGATGACAAGATCAGTAGATTGGTACAGCCCTACCAACATAAAGTCATACAACAAATTTTTAAATTTCATCATTGGTGGTCGTGGTATCGGTAAAACGTATGGATTCAAAAAAGACTGTATCAGCCGATATAAGAAAAAAGGAAAACAATTCCTTTATTTGAGAAGATACAAAACGGACCTTAAAAAAATCAAAACATTTCTAAACGATCAGTTTGAAAATTTTAAAGATGATGAATTTAAAATAACAGGTGGTAGTAATTTTACCACCTTTTACATAAATGGTTGCGAAATGGGTTACGCTACATCCTTAACATCTTTTGCCAGCTTAAAATCAACTAGTTATGTAGATGTGGATACAATTATTGTTGACGAATTTATACCGGAAAAAGCTGGATTCAATGCATATATACCGAATGAAGTTGAAATTTTATTGAATATTATTGACTCAATTTTTAGACAACGAGAAGGGCATGTATATTTACTAGCCAATAACGCAAGTATAGTTAACCCGTATTTCAGTTATTTTGGAATAACACCCAACCCAAACAAAGAATTTAATACTTTTAAGGGTAATGAATCCGTTGAACAAATTGTAGTACAAATATGCCACAATGAATATAAAAAAGGAAATCAAGAAAAATCGAAATTTCATAAATTAATTTCCGGGACTACGTACGGAGAATATAACGCTGGTAAGTTTGCATATGATACAAACGATTTTATAAAAAAGAAAACGAATGTATGTGATTATTTATGTACACTATACTATGATGAAATTTATTATGGTGTATGGATGGATATGAATACAGGTTATGTTTATATCAACCAACAGATTAATAAAGAATACGGGTATTGTTATTCCATTGGTAGTAACAACCGTGAAAATATGATGATAGCTAAGTTATGGCGTAAGGACCAAAGACTCAACATGTTAATACGATCATATCGTGATGGTTGCGTTTATTATAACAACCAGGAAACGAAAAGATTATTGAGTTATATACTCAGTAAATATTAAAAAGAGTGATAATTAATATCACTCTTTTATTTTAATAAAATCTTTAAGATCATGTTTATTAACAGTATATAAATAATACTCATGATTTGGACCATGATTATTATAATACTTAATATACTCATCCCATACGATTCTATAATCTTTAGAATGTAAAATAATTAAACCATCAAATGTAAAATAGAATTCCAACTCAATTTTAATATCTTTATCCATGCTTATCACCTACCAATTCTCACCGTACATTTGAATAAAATAATTGTGGATGTATTCGTGTTTAACAACGCTAGACCTTAAAAGGTAGTATTGCCTATAACTTATCAATCCTTGATTATAATAAGACTGAATTAAGTTCTCTCTTTCAATATCACTAGTTATACCAAGTGTTCTATTTAATTCAGAACACAAGCGATTAAGACTGGTATAATTGTCCATTTCTAATCTCCTTTAATTAATTCACTAAAAGCGCTTTTAGGTCTATTTTTATTAATAAGTTCACATATAAAATCAACTAGACCTTTATAATACTCAATATTATAGTCATTTAAAGAAATAAATATATCAACAGTTTGACGAGCCACATCATATAAATATTGTGTAGCCTCTAACATAACATCGTCTTTATCTCTAGTATGTAATACAACACGGTCATGAATCAATGGCGGATAAGTTTCTAATAAAAAATAATCATCTTTACCACAAATAGTTGCTATAATTTTATTTTTATACAAAAATAAATGTGTTTCTTTTGCTGGATCAAATTTCATAAATTCCATTTTAGTTATCCTTTCTTTACAATTCTACAAACTTCTCTAAGCTTGTAATTAATCATTTCATTCAATTCAATATAAGATAGGTAATCAATATCTTTATCGTTATAGATATCCTCGGTTATATCAATACAATAACTAATATAATCAGATAAAGATTTTAACACGTTAATTAACTCATGCCATCCGTTAACTTGTTCTAAAACATAATCATATTCTTTTTGAATATGCTCTTTATATTTTTCTTTAGTCATATTATTTATTTCCTCCCATTCTGTTTAAAACAAATCATCATCATTTAATACATTCATATATAACAAACATTTAAAACGCATTAAACTCAAACACTCATTATACAAACTTAATAGTTTAGACCTTTCATGTTCATAATCAGTTAGCATAAAAGCAACCCTATATCCTCCAATTAATTCACCATAATACTCATGAAATATACGGTTAACATCATCAGCATTATCACAAGCAGAAATCAATCTTATACACTCATCTTTTATTGAATAAAAATAATTGCGTACTTGTTTAAATCTCTTATCACTCATTTTCTTTGTCCCTCTTTTCTTTACACCCATATTATAGCACACCTATTCTAGAATACAAGTGTTTTTGTAATTTCACATAATCCACTACGGGCCCTGGTGGGTCATTGTTTCACGTGGAACATTGTTGTATGGTGTTA